CGACATCACCTGAGTTATGTATCAAATATCTATGTGCATCAACTTTACCACCCGTTCTACTCAAATGAAACTCAACTTTATGTATATTTCCAAGAGCATCAATAGTACCTACATGTACTATTTTATGACCATGTTCAGTTATTTCTATTTTATGATAGATATTAGAATGATATCCTAATAGGTGTCGATACACAGGATGTTTAGCAATTGCACTGACTGATCTTTTACCCAATTTATTTAATAACTGTTTACCATCAAGATATTCAGATTTATTCTCATAGATAAATTGTTTGAATGATTTCATCTTTAGAAATTATTTTGATAGTTTTTCTTACTACCAATTGAGTACTTTGGTAGTAATTCCCAATCGTGCTTTTCTTTATGAGAGATGATCTTGATCTGAGATAAAAAGATAGGTTCAGGAGTTTCCGCTGACTTTGTATCAACAATAGTCAATAATTCCCAATCACTTAAAAGTTTTACAATAGCATTTCTGCGAGACAAATCATTTTCTGATATATCAGTAGATTTACCATCTAATGCAAATAGTTCTTTGAAATGAACAATTGCATAGTGACCTCTTTTATGTAAAATGTGGCAAGATTGATATAAAATTTTATCTTTCTTAGATGCTACACCAATTCTTGTTAAAGTTTCACGCACTTTAAGAAAGTCATCTTTTTCTTTTAACGATACTTCAACCCCATGACTTGAAAAAATATCTACTTCACTCATTTTATATCACCCTCTATTTTTATTTTTATAGTTTGCCACATGATGATAATATTTATCAAATATTAATTCTTCACACCACCAATGTCTGTTAATTTCTTAATAGATTCAATCTGTTGCTTATTTAGAATGCGAAGTGCCTGCTTAGCTTTCTCATTCGAGTATTTAAAATAAGTTTTTACGCATTTTAAATCTTCAATTTTATCAGCAGTTTGCCATGATTGAAATTTACGTTTCATGGATCGAATAGAATGCAAATAATAGTTATATTGCATATCTTTATCTAAGAATGCATATTGATTCATATTATTTGCATATGGCAAACAATCGACATGATAAGACAATGCCCTATTAACTACAAATGGTGTGTAAGATTTAACATCTTCTTCAGTTTCCAGTACATGTTTTTTTGATTGAAGAATTGATGGAATTATTTCTTTGAATAAGTCAACCATCACTTAAACTCCAAATCGACCATCAATTCAGTTAAACATGCCATCAAATTGATCTCTTGATCAACACAGAATGCACATTGATAACCATACTTTGCTAGATGCAAAACAAGTTGAGGTACCGATTGTGGTTTCAATTCTTCCAATAATCCATCATATAATGTTCTATACAATTTTACAGGATCATTGTCGAGATTATTGACTGTCCACTTTCTGCACGAAGAGAAATCTTTTTCTCGTAAATGTTTGATTAGATTAGATATTTGAATATCTGATACTGAAGCAAGAATACCTTTGTCTATTACACCAGAAATGGAATATCGTTGAAGTTCATTAAGTACTCTACGATTATCTGGAAAATACTTGGTAATTACCGCAGCAACGACTTCTTTATCATATTCTATTTTTTCTTGTTCAAGAATCCACTCAACTCTTTTGAAGAATTGAGATGCCATTTTTGCTTTTGATCCATTGATTTTAAAATCGATGACTGAACACCGAGAATGAATAGGAGAAATAATCCTATTCTTATAGTTACAAGTAAAAATGAATGAACAGTTGGACGCAAACTCTTCAATTGCACCACGAAGTGCTGGTTGAGTCGAATTTGGATTTAGATAATCTGCTTCATCAATAATAATTACTTTTCTTCCACCCGAAAAAGAAATTGCCGAAGCATAGTTTTTAATTTTAGTGCGAAGTACATCAATACCAGATTCATCAGAGCCATTGATAACAATATAGTCACAGTCAACTTCTTGACAGAGGGCCTTAGCAACCGTAGTTTTGCCAACGCCAGCTGTACCTGAAAGTAATAGATTAGGTATCTCTTTTCTATTTACGAACTCCTGAAATGATGTTTTGATCGAATCAGGAAGAATACAATCTTCCACCCGATTCGGTCGATATTTCTCTACCCATAATAAATGATTCATTCACATACCTCATAATATATTTATTGCATCAAACCAAAGATAATTTAGGAGCAGATTTCATTTCGTTTTGTATTTCTTCAACACGATGCTTAAGAACGCTGATTGTAGTATATAAATGACCAGTATCATGTTCTTCAATTCGTGAGTTTAACACTTGAATTTCATGTTTTAAAAAGTTAATATATTGATTTTGATAATCTGTACTCATTGTTCAATTCCCTCAAATAAAGTTTCAAATTCTTTCTGTTCGGCAACTTCTTCTTGAAAAGTTTGTTTGTATTTCACTTTTGCCATCTTGCGAATGATCTTTTTAGGTATTTTTAATGCATCAAATGTAGCATCAAGAATATCTTTGATCTGTTGCTTTTCAGCATCCATCTTTGACATACAAACATTAATCTCATCAATTGAACTTCTTAATGTTGCAAGTTCTTCTTCATTAAAAGAACCGTATAAAGTTTGAACTACTGACATTATTTTACCTCACTATCTTTAGCTTCAAAAGCAATCCAATAATCAATATCATCTTTAGTATTCTTGAAATGACCAATACCTTTGAATGATATATCAACGTCATAAGAACCAGGAATCAATTTGATATTTTCTGTTTTGAATACGACTTTGTAACTGTTACCATTACCATCACCTAATTCGATAGAGTTAGTGTGTGCAGCATCATCAGTTGCATCAAATGTTAATAAGTTAATAGTATCTCCATCAGATTGAATTGCAATATGTGGTGAAGATAGTACAGCAGAAGTTTTCATAATCCAATCTAAATCATCTTGAGTAAGATTGAATGAACAATCAACTGATGGTAACACGATCTCTTTCTCAGGAGGAGTAACGATCATATTCTTATCAGTCATGCGATATTTAACTTTACTTTTTCCACTTTTGAAGATAACTGTATCAGTATCAAAATCAATATCCGCATCATCTTTAAAAAGACCATGTACTGCTAGAAACTGATTCAGATCATAAATGCAAAAGTCTATAGGAAAATTATCAGTCAATACCGCTTGAGCAAGAACAGTTTTACCGGAAGATACTGTTGCAATCTTCTTACCTTTCTTAAACTGAAGACCTTGATTAATTGTTGAAAAGTTTTTGAGAACAGCAAGTGTTTCGTTTGAAAGTTTCATATGTTTCTCCATAATATAACAACAACATCATTATAACTAAAATAGAACTATCTGTCAACTGAATACTTGACATCGTGTTCATACAGAAATGCTAGGCAACACATTGCATGTGCCAAGTGATGTTTTCCAGATTCAAGATCAAATTCTTCACCTTCTTTCCATGCCCATACATGCCTCTGAAGTGCATCAAAGTATCGGCGTTTAGAATCTGGAACATATTTCCAGTTTTCTCTTTCATATTTTTGAGCACCGAAAGTTAATACTTCCACCATTGATTTTAATGCTAATGGTGGAAGTAATCCGTACTCAAGTTTACTGTCATCAAATTTTCTACCTTTTGATGGAGTATCTGACATATTACATTTCTCCTACGAAATTTGCCACAGCAGGCATATCTCCTTGGAAATGATAGGTACCAATATGTGCAGTTTTCATCCAAGGACATAACCAAACTTGGCCACCCATCTTACGCCACATTTGACAGAACATGTAATCTTCTGAGAGATATCGATCTGATCCACCACCAGTAATGCTGTCTTTAGTATCAATAACAGTATCAAAGAATGCATGAATGTATCGACTACCATCAAAGTTTGCTTGACCTACGTGATCAGGACGATACCGAATACTTGGATATTGTTTTTCCATCTTTTCAAAGACTTCTCGTTTGATCATCATAAATCCAGTACCAATCTCTAAAACTTCTAAAGGATCAGTTACTTTGAACTGTGCTGTACCTTTCACTGGATTAAATACATAATCACCAGTCAATTTGTCTAGTAACTGTGGATCAATATCAGGATTTTTAGTCAAAGCAGTTTTGACAGATTTCCACTTGATTGCTTTTTTGGGATAAGGACCACCTGAAACATCTTTATCTAAAGCAATCAAAGCAATCACGTCACGAGGATCAAAGTGAATATCTGAATCAAGAAACAACATATGAGTACAATCTGATCGATTGAGGAACTCATCAACCAAATAGTTTCTTGCACGAGTGATTAGTGATTCATTGAAGAGAAATGAGAACTTAATATTTAAACCATACTGAATGGAGATTGACTGAAGATCCAAACACGCTTTCATGTAAAGCCCGTGATTCACTCCTCCATACATTGGTGTGGCCACAAATAAACTTTTCTTGGCCAAATCATCTTTTTTAATCGTTATTTCCATAATAACTCCACATCAAATTAATAATAAAAATCATAACATTATTATATATGTATGTCAATAGACATTCAATAGGTTTTGAACAAAAAAAAAAGAGGTGTCAATCGACACCTCTAAACTTCAACAAATTAGTTACCGAAAGAATAACCAGCAGCAACAGCGTAGGCTACGATGTCACGAGAAGGTTTACCTAAACGATAAACGGATACTTTAGAACCATCTGCGAGAGTCTTAGTGTTTGTATAAATGCACCAGCCTTCTTTACGCAACTCATTGATACGTGCAGAAACATTAGTAATACCAAAACGGCGTTGTGCTTGTTTGGTAGTAAAGGTGTTATAACCTTCAGTTTGCTTCAATGCGTTCAACATGCGTTCTTTAACAGATAGATTTGCGTTCATAATAAAACTCCTATAATGTATATAAAAAAAGTAACTACAATCAATCCTCGTCATCAACGAAGTAATACCATCATACTATATATTACAGTATTTGTCAAGTGTTTTTTCAACTTTTTTACATATTTTATAAGTTATTGATTGGATTACCATTTTTATCCACTATGGAAGTCTCTCTAGGAAGGCCGCCTTTATTTGAATCTGGACTAATATCTTGAGGTAAAAATCCAACAAATTTCCAAGGAAGAACTTCACAAATATCAGATTTTGACACATCCACTCCTAGTTTTTTAACTATATTTCGAATAAACTCTGCCTGTTCTTCCACATATGTATTGAAAGAATCTTCCCATCGTGTACGTTGATTATATAATTCTGGAATAGGCATAGGATCAGGAATATATCCATGAAAATATATAAATTTATCATATCCATACTTTTTCAATAATTGTTTAGACGCATTAAACGAGGTAATTGGTTCAGGATCGGGAGGAATATATCCAAGTTTATTAATAGATGTGTAATTAGAATCTCCTTTATAAGGAATATTAAATCTCTTAGCTGCTTCCTCAGTTGAGGCAACACCTTTACCACAATGATAGGTATCTAGATGGGCATGTTGCGCTTTACGATCTCTTACTCCTTTATAGATAGTCTTTCTTTGAGATATAGATTTATCAGCGGCAACAATATTAATAAAATTATTAATAGAGGATTCTGTATTATCTATTAATCCATCATCAATCGCTCGACAAACTTGCATAATAACATCAACTTTGGAGTGTGCGGTTTTTGGATTTACCACTTGATTCGATACTCCATTAAAAAGTGCTTCAGCGAGAGGTGAATCAAAATCATACAAGTCATACATCATAGTTGTATAACCTAAACTCCTTAACGCTTGATTTCTTGTATGTCCTATTAGTCCTTTATAATTTCCTTCAATTTTTTCATCTATAACGACCACTGGAGGATATTCACTGTGTATGAAACCATTAACTTGAAAAGATATTTTAATTTCTGAGGCACTATCTTGTACAACTTTAAGTACACGAGGTTGTTTGTCAATATCATAATTAACTTTATTTAAATTAATAAGTTTACGACCTTTCCAATGTACTTGTTTTTGAATATTAGATGGAAGAGATGTGTATTGAGGATTTTTTGAAGGAGGACATAATTTTAATGATAATTCTACGTCCAGAAATAGTTTTGTAGTACTTATTGATGCATTCATGTTAAATCTCCTTATTGCAAGAGTGTGTGTCAGTTAACACCAACACGATTAAAAAAATATTTACCATTAATTGATAAATATAACAAGCATACACATATTTATATGATATTTCAAATACTTTTTTTAAATTTTACCAAAATTTTTAACTAGTTTCATACCATAGTTATTAACACCTTCAGGTATAACAACATCAGGTTTTAGTTTTAGTTCATTTTTCTTAAAAATACTATAATCAACATAGTGGTGCCATCTTCCATATTTTTTAACCATAACAGCAACATCAGGATGAAGATCAACTAACATCTGAGATTTATTCTTAGTTCCTTCCGGATTAAGAGTACCATCTCTCCATTCGCTCTTATCTAAAGAACCTTCTTTATGATAGAACTCTTCAGTGTTACCACCTTTAACAGTTTGCGTTGCTGCTTTACCTTGCATGAAAGCATTGAACTGAATAGTGCAGTCTCCATCTTTTAACACTCTTAGACAAATATCAGTATCTTCATTATATCTACCACGCCATCTGTGTTTGCAATCATTTGAAATAAGAAGAGTGGAATAGATTCGTGTATTTTTTACATATGGAGGATAAAAACTATTGGGAGCAATAAAAAATCTATATTGAAAACCTGAGATAGGAACATTTTCATATCGATCTACAAAGTCTTCGGCTGCTTTAAATATTGCACCAGATTCAACACGAATACGTTTATTTTGATGTAATCTGTAGAAATCAGAAATATTGTCATCTAACACCCAATGCTTTTCTGCACCAATCGATATTGCATGATCCCAACACCAATTTCTAGCACGACCTGGACCATCACCGTGATTAGAAAAAGGAGCAACAAGAAGTGTAACATAGTCTCTAATGTTAAAGTTGTCTAACGCTTTATTGTAGTTGTTCTCATCTTGAGGCTCAATAGCAATATAATGCGGAACTTTCATTCTAGACAAAGATTTGGAAGTCAACATAGATTCATGTCGACCTTTAGATATGATATAAACTGGATGTACAGGATTAGTCATTTTCTTCAATCCATCTCATGAGGGCATTTTCTTCACGATCTAATTTTGGATACCAGATACTCTTTGTTTTCTCTGATAGATTTTGATTTACAAGTTTTGCAAACTCATCATAATCTTCTTTATTTCTGAAATTTAGATAAAGTTGTTTATATGGTGGATTATTTTTCTGATCAAAATCCGGCATACCTTTCCAATGTTTTTTCCAGTCTGGAGTATTATCCACTGGATCGGGTATCTCTTCACCTATAATATCTTCAAGAGTAAGTGCTTGAGTTGTGTCTCTTACACCAATACAACTTTCATATGTTGTAGTTTCTTGAACTTCTACTTTAAATTTCATGCAGACCTCCTCATCATATTTTTACTCATAGTCTTTTTAAACTTTTCCCTCTTAGCTAATCCACGTTTGAGTGCAAGTGAACCAGCAAGATCAGTATACAGTATACCATTCATGTGGTCAAGTTCATGTTGAAAACATCTTGCGGTGAGTCCAATGAATTGTGCTTCTTTAAGTTCACCAGTATAGTCTTGATATTCAACATGAATTTCTTCTGGTCGTGTTATCATTAAACCTAACATAGGAAATGATAAGCATCCTTCCATCATATGAATAGTTTCTGGTGTAGAATAAACAAT